ATCGTGCCATCCGTGATAGATCTCTTGACTAAGATTGCATCGTGTGCATTTGTAGTCATAGGCTGGCATGTTAAGCACCTCTGTATCATGTAAGACCCACAGGCTGTGCAGCGGTCAATGTCTGCCTCTGTGGGATCGATGGATAAGTGACCATACTTCAATTTAAGTAATTCAAGCAAGTCCTCGAAACGGATGATGGCGGCATACTCACGCACATCTTCTCCTTGTCCGTTTAGTCTCAGAACTGCAAAGCCTAATTCCCCCGAAATGACTGTGCGAGCTTTAATCTGAGCGAGAACTGCTTTGGGATTGAATCCAGCCCGTGCCTTAACCTCACAGTCAAAAGGCACATTCTGAACATCTTTTCCCTTTCCGCGACCAACGGATGCGAACTCCCAGACTGACGAAAGGTAGTCAGCTACTAGTCGCTCGGTCGCGAAACCTCGGTACTTTCGATGTTGGCTCATAGATGCTTTTTGTTCTCACAATTATTACAGAAGAAAACAACTAGACCATCTTCTCGATCGTACTCATTGACCTGATTAAACGCATCGCAATCAGAGCAGTTCATAACTCCACCATAACCGCTAAAACTGTAAATAAAGCCATCTGGCGAACGATAGATTTCTTTATCCATTGACTGCCTTACACTTTCTGCATTGCCAGGCTCCTACTACTGGGTGACCATCCTTGAATGCAATCTCTGCGACAATGTCGTGAGCTGCTGTTGGTTCGTTGCACATTTGACAAGCAATCGTGTCAAACAATGGCACATCTTCGATGTTAGTCCACTCGCCTGTGGTTTCGTTATAGAACTCTAAGTGACCCATTATGCCCACGCTTTCTGAGGTTGAAACTTTCCATCTGATCCAAGTGTGTACCACTTGGTTGGACAACGATGAGCAGATGAGATTGCGCTAGAACAGAAATAGCCACCCCAAGCCTTTCCATTCTTCTCGCCCTCTTTCCATTGCATGTGTCCATGCTCGCATGATGGAGCTTCAACTGCTTCTGGCGTACCCATAATCGCAGCTACAGTCTCCATCGCCTTGTCGAGTGTGACAGGTGCATCGACTACCTTGTTGTATTGACCGACAGGTGTAGTCCAATAGTCCTGATCATCTGCCACCACAGGCTTTTCAGCCTTCTTGGCAACTACCTTGCTCATTTCTTCTCGGCTAGGTCTCTTTCCTTTAGGCGCATAACCTGCATTTGCAAGTGCTCTGCCGATTGCCGAAGTCTCACAATTCTCCAGTGCTGAAGTCTGATTAACGCCTCGATTAGTAACTGTTTCCTCAGCGTACCCCGTTGCCCATGCAACGCTATCTTTAGCATCCTTAAATAAATACGCTTTAACAATGTATCGAGTAGCCTCGACCACTTCCAACTCAGTTGAAATGCGGAACGCTGGATAGTCCTTAATAAACTTTTCAAGTCGAACCTCCACAGGCTCATAGTCGGCTAGATTAAACATAGAGTTCATTCTCCTCGGTTGCTAGTTGTCCAGCGATTGCTGTGTAGGCTGCCATGTCGATCCAAGTGTCAATCTGCTGTGCTGATTCGAGACTTCTAGCAAGCTTGACCAGAACCATGATTCCCGCGACCTGATAATCATGAATCGGAGTCTCAAGGTATGCACTAAGTAACATTGCGGTTCTTCGCATGTTATCCGCTGGGTGACCATACGAGAGACCACGCTGACCGATTGTGTCGGTGGCTGACTGTAAGATTTCATTAGCGAGCATGGAACTCTCGATCTGCTTCTGCTTCTTTGTAGCCCATTGCCCAGCCGACTATAAACCATAAGACATTAGCTGCAAGTAAAATAATTACCATTGGCATTTGAAATGACATTTTTGTACCTATCTGTAGCAATGCCCTTGATTGCTTACAGGATTAGTGTCGCATAGATTTCTGACATTATAGTCAATTTACTATAACGAAATGATAACGATTTAAATGTACCCTAGTGACTCTAAAGGTACATTTGTGGTCGCAATTGCAGTTGCTTTGTACCCTTTTACTGGTACAATTTCCCGTACAATGTGAAAGATCCATCCTTGTTGATAGGCACTAGGAATGGGCTGACTCGATCTCCATGAGTTTCAATGACTGCTACCGACATCTGCCAATTAGCACTGCCAGCCTTGAGATAAGACGCTTTCTTCTTATCCATAACATTTCCTGCCTCTAAACCCCATAAAGTCCTGTATGAGGCTCCTATGCCCTCTGTGAAGGCACTAATGCCTGCCCTGTGAGTGTGTCCGCAGACTACTGACTTGCCAAACTTCTTAGCCAAACCTAGAGCTGTAAGTCCAGCATTGGAGTTCATTGAACCTTCGTCTCCGTGAACTAAGACCCAGTTTCGATGAAACTCGAATGGCTTCTTATGAAAGCGTATCCCCAAGCTGCTGAAATCCATAAAGTTGGAATATTCGAGTTCTGGAAGTCCGATGAGACTAGGAGCTCCTCTAACGAGAGTGTGGTATAGACGATCTGTGTGATTGGATCTAGTGATGTCGGTAGTGCCAAGATCCCAGAGGATGTTTTGAGCGAGATTTCTATCGGCATCTAATTGCCCCTCATACTCTAGGTGTGTGCCTTTAGCCCACTTGGACTGACTCTGCATGTCCAGTTCATCGCCCGTGTTTAAGACGAGGTCGAACTTCTCACGCTTTACTAATTTGATAAGATTCTTGACTGCTGCTTCGTGATGATAGGGAATCTGTAGATCCGAGATCACCAAGTATCGCTTCTTAGTCGTCATCATCCTCATCTTCGTAATCGCCAAACCTTTCTGGTTCGACTGGATCTGGCAAGATCCACCCCGGGTAAGACTGGGTATCAGTAATCATGAATAAAGTAACACCCTCAGAAAACCCTGCTTTTCTTAGGCTTTTATAGTATTCATGCAAGCCAATGCAATAAGCATCGAGCTTTGAATAGCCCTGCTCTTCTAATGCCTTAGTTACTTTTCTTGCCATGATGAAATTATCGCTCTAGTAAGATGTTATAGATCTCATCGACACGCTGATTGAGTCGCTTGATCTCAGATAGCAGATGTGTAATGACATAGCCAGCCAAGCCACCGATGATGCCGACAGTTGCTATGTAAAGAGTAAAGAAGTCCTGTTGTGTCACTTTTTAGGGCTCGCGTATCCGAATACTCCAGACAGCACAGCCCATAGCACAGCGCGGTAATCTGCCTCAAAGTTAGATGATGCCCATGCAGCTAGAAATGCGCCAGCGGCAAGGTATGCAGGGTTCTTCATGTTCTTCATTATTCTCCGCCTAACATAGGTACTTGAAAAAACTCACCCAGTAAGTCAGCTTCTTTCTTAAAGCTAAAGTGAGCGTGCTTATTGTGTTTGTTAGCCCCTGTGTATTTTCTTGGTTTCCAGTTGAGTATTCTCGAATAGATGTATCCATCGAAAATAATGTAACTAATACGCTTTTCCCGCTTGTCCTTACAGGCTCCTCGAATCTGATCAACAAGGTCGCACATAATGTCTGGCTTTGATCCCTTGAATAAGTCACGATCGACATCGAGGGCGCGTACCCAGCCTTGCTCATCTGGATTATGATCAGACTTGCGAGCAGCGTGTCGGGTATCACCGATCCAGCCATCCGATGTGCGGTCACGATCGGGGAACGAGTCATCTATCTGCTCTCGTAACTGAATCGCTGCGTGACTTAATCTTGGTTTCATCCGAGTAGTAAAGCGGCTTCTTCTTCTGTAATTCCAAGCTTAGAAAGTAGTGCAGCCTTTTCAGCAGCCTTAGCCGCCTTGTCAGCTTCTTCTTGAGCTTTAGCCTCGGCTGCTGCCTTAGCATCTGCCTCGCGCTGTGCCACTTCTTCCGCTGTCAATTCGATCTCTGAGACTTCCCCAGTAGAGCAATCAACTACGATCTTTGTGTCTGCCATGTGTGTCTCCTTATGAGTTCTTTATGCCGTAAAGGGTTGCTGTTGAATATTGAACATATTTTCCTGATGATGGAGCTAGTGATAAAGATGTAATTGCAGCAGTGTTTGACCATAAGGCAGCATCTAACACCATATATACAGTTGAAACGTTTGTTTCTTGAACGCTATCAGTTGATATAGATTTATTGTTACTTCCAGCATAATTAGGAATATAAATTTCTGCATTTCCAAAAGCATTTGCTGTATATGTTGATGCGTTTGTAGCTCCTACATATTGAGTAGACGCGCTCGCAGATGCAGCGGCACTACCTGATCCATAAAGATAACGAGTCGTATAAGAGGTTGTAGACCCATTAAAAGTAATATTGATATTATCTACCGTGTCACAACGACCACTAAATTTTAGGCATAAATCTGTGTAAGTGCTAGGGATAGAAGTAAAGTCAATGCTACTAGCTCCACCTGCTCCGACTGTAACGGATGCAATCTTGATAAATGTATCTGCCATTATGCTGCCTTAATTCCGTAGAGAGTGAAGGTAGATCCAGTAGAAAAATTACCTGATGAACCTTCATAAAGTGTCACGCTGTTAATAGCAGCTGTACTTCTCCAGAGATTGACTCTAGCAATGGTGTAAAAGGTTGCATCTGCACTACGAGATAAAACTGTCTTGTATGTAGTGGAATTTGCATAATTCATAATGCTTCCGATACCAGATCCCCAAGCACTAGCCGATGTGTTTGGGATGTTTGCAAAATAGACAAAACTTTGTCCTGTAACTCTAGCTGATACGGCAGATGTTCCATCCCCGTAAAGTTGAGTCATCGAATAAACAGCCGAGGTGTCTCCGTTAAATCTCATGTTGATAGAAGGAGATCCGCTGGATGCTGTAGTTTGAGCATAACTTACAACTACTAGATCTGTATAGGTTGAAGGGATGCTGCTGAAAGTTACTGTGCTTTGCGCACTACCCAATGTAGTAGTAGCAATCGGAGTGTAAGTAGATGCCATGTTATCCCTTTATTCCGTATAGGGCGAAAGATCCAGAAGCCCAGTTGTAACCATTATAAAAATCTATTTGGCTTACTGCGGT